TTTGTTTCAAGTTTGAGCTGGATAGTGATAACCTCTGAATCGAATCCTGTTAATTCCAGGTTCAATGTTTCACCAGTATCAGAAACATAAGCATTGCCAGAAACCTTACCAGCAAGCACTGTACCCTTTACTGCATCTACTTTACCCGAGTTTAAGTGACCAATACGACAGATTCGAAGTTGTCCTCCCATGCTTAATGCACGAGAAATGTTTGAAATGGAACCATCGGGAACTACCTCGGAACCAAATACCTCTGCAAATTGAGCGGGGCTCTTGATTATCTTTGAAGCATCAAAGAAAGGGCCCTTAGTTGTTCTTGCAAGAACAAATCCAATACCATTGTTTGGAGTAATGCTTGCAACATTGTTGTTAATGACTGTGAAGTCAACTTTAGGACTTGTAGGCATATTGTTAATAATTAGAGATTAAAGAATGTTTCGATATAAACAAAAAAAGGAAGGAGAAATGAAATGATTCATCACCTCCTTCCTCCTAATCTGAGTTTCGACTATGGAATGTGTATGTTATCCTTAAGTGGTTGTTCTGTATCCCGATTAAAGATATCAACGTTAATTTCATTAATCGGTGTTTCACTACCAACTTCAACTGGTGGCTGAAGTAAGGTATCTTGGATTTCCCAGGTATATACCTTTTCTATGATCCCTCTTTCATCATTCGAATTATCATAGAAATTAGAAGCAATTACAAAAATGTTTCCATCGAATGGAGCCTTCTCATAAATATAGGGTTTTAAATAACCTCTCTGAGGAATTGAGGAATTCATGATAAGGTTTAGTAATCGTTGATCCTCTGAGTTTTTAGAGACTAACCTTACATTTATATATTGGTCAATTGCCTCGAAAGGAGTTTCACTAACCACATAACCTTTATTTTCTTTTTTCTCTCTATGAAATCGATTTAAACCTATACCTCCGGGAGCGAATCCTTCGGATTCTACTACGATTCTGGGAAAGCTTTCTTTCATACCTTTGGATTGGCTATTACCTACCCCAAAGATTTGAATGAATTTGTTTTTGTTCTTTTTTACTTCTTCTACAACTTGTTGGTAAAGAGCCATGCTCTCTTTCGTTTTCTCATAGAGATTAGGGTCTACTGTTAACCCTAATCTTAAAGTGTTTTCCATAAGAGCCATATAAAATGACCTCTCAATGATTTCTTGTGATGTTACCATAAGCCTCGGATTTGATTTGCCTTTAACCCAGTCCTTGTCATAATGGATCTTCGGATTTCCTTCATTAGGATATTTCGAAGTTCTTTAGGACCTCCTGCACTTTTAAGTGATGGTCTCCATAAAGGCCTGGCAGGGATATTTTCGTTCCCATATTCCAATATGATAGCAAGCTGGTTTAAAGTTAATCCACTGTAATGTTTTGTTCCAGAAGGCATACCAACCAGGATTCTGTTTCGATATTTATAAACCCCAACCGCTTTATAATAATCACCTTTAAGGTAATATATCCCACCATCATGATTCCTTTTTAATGGAGCCCATTGAACTCCAGAACCTGCTGGGGGTTTATGTGTATGGATTGCCTTTCGGATTATTCTAATGAGTTTATCTGAAAACTTGGCAACCCCAATATCATAGCCATGTTGAATAGCAGGCTGAAGATGTGTTAATCCATTCTCTACCTTTACCCAGTTCCCCTTATTTCGGATTTCGATTTTAGGAATGGGAGGCATATAAACACTAATGGAACTACGTTGTTTTCTAGCCATAATCCTTAGAATAAGTATGTTTACATAATAAAACCCAGTAGTATTGTAATATTACATTAATGTAACGTTACCTACTACTGGGTTACCCTTATCGAAGAGGATTTATCTTGAAGCTTCTTCCAATTCTGTTAAGGCAGCCGATGCACCGTTAACCTCGGTTTTTAAATTGGCTACACCTGTTTTTAATGTGTTAACATCAGAAGTTAATGTATTAAGTTTATTTGTGATCTCAGTTGTATCAACATTGATCTCATGATAAACTCCATCATCAGCTAAATACTTATTACCGTTACCATCGATTTTAAATGCCATTGCTCCATTAGTAACTTCATACAACTTAGAAGTAGCATCACAAACAATAGCAACTATATTATCAGCGTATCCCGACATTTCATGTTGAGCCTGGGAACTCCCCTTTACAGTGAGAGTTGATATTACTATACTGTAAGTTTCGTGACCACTAACAGCTGACTCTGGAAATTTAATGAGCTCCATTGGTACATACCCAGTTACCCCTACCGTATCAATAGAAATAAACCCAGTGGAAACATGATCCTGAAAAGCTTTTCTAACAGCAGCTACATTTTCATCGGAAAGGTTACCTACCTGTTGGCCCAGGTCAAATATAGCTGTAACATCCAGGAATTTATTTTCACCTCCTTCTGAGGTACCTCCCGAGCCTCCCCAAAATTTTTTGAAAGCATAGATTTGATTGGTACTATCCAAAAAGATCACATCACTTTGGGATAATACACCTTTTTCTATTTCTTGGTCGGCTTGTTCCTTAGTCCATCCATGGATAAGCCTACCATTTGCACCTTTTGTTATTATACTCATATTTTTTATCCTCCATTAAATTGTATACTATGAAGTTCATTATCACAATCCACAGTACCAGTCCTACCTGATTGAAAAACTCCATCGATTCTCCAAATAGCCTTACTAGCTGTTTGATTAATTCCAAGGCATTCTTCTCCAGATATGGTTACTGACATAACTGTAGACTCTGTAGCATTTTTAATTATCCAAGTAGATTGAGAGGTTGGAGTAAAGTCCCCATAATCATCCCTAGAATTTTCCCTTGCTGTTTTGTTAGGATACTTAAGGATAGAAACTACACAGCGATTATGGGAACCTTGTACTGATTGGAAATTAAGTGATACCACTGAGATACCTCCACTACATTGAATGGTACATGTTGCTACTGAACTTCTGTCTTTGTTTGCAGCAGATACAATTGCAGTCCCTACCTTTAATAAGGCAGTGATATTTGCAGTTTTATTGTTTGGGTAGGATACTGCCAAGAGATCGGATGGAGTAACACTCCAATCAATTTCTTCTGTAGCATCGGTAGGTTCCACTGTTGCAGTTAGTGTAAACTCATCATCAGCTAGCATTGATTTATTCTGTTCTGATAATGTTATTTTTTTACTGCAATGTTTGCCCTTTGTACAGTTACATCGAATTGCTCACTTATGGGCCCATTAGTAACCAATATCTGGGTAGTACCCAATCCTACACTGGTTACAGTATAAGTATCAGCTCCAGAAGCTCTTACTGAAGCTATGTCTGGGTTTAAAGATTGAACAGTGAAAGGGTTATATCGATTTGCATAAGTTGGTATTATCGATATTCTAAAGGTAGCCGATTGATTTTGACCCTCTATTACCATGTCATTTAACTTCGATATACCGGTTAACGTTGTATATGCTTTCATATTAATTGTAGCTACAACTTCTGGATTACTAACCGATTTTACCTTTACTGTGAATGGCCCGTTTATTGATTTAGCTGTTACTATGCCACTAGATGAAACTGTTGCATACTTCGAATCAGAACTTGATATCTCATAGGTTACTGATTTATCCGTAGCATTGTCAGGAAAAACTGTAATGTACTGTGATACGTCAATCCCCCCCCCTATTATTTGTATCTATCTCTACCTCTGATTTACTGACAGATATGGATTCAACTGGAACATTAGCAGGCTCTAAAGGTTGAATCTTTACATTTAATGTTGCAGTATGAGACCCATCTACTGTAGTAATTGTAATCGTATAATCACCAGGTTCTGCTGTAATATTAGCAATTACTCCCTCATTGATTTCTACTGTTAATCCAGCACTAGCTTTGTAAGTTACTGTTTTATCTGTAGCATCAGTTGGGTCCCAAACAATTAAGCTGTAGATGTTTGTAGTATCACCAGTAATTCCACTTTCTGTAACAGTATATGTTACTAAAGATTTACTTAGGGTAATCCCATTTACACTGGCTTAATATCTCCTGGATTAGTTAATTCGTACCAACTGAATCCTTCGGCATACCCTGAAACTTCACCTCCACCACCAGAACCAGTGTTTGTTTCTTTCCATACAGCAGAACCATTTACAATGTTATATAATTGATAAATCTTGGGCTCTCCATCTACGATTGCCCTTACAAATTGACCAATTTTATAACTGAAAGTTTCACCGTTTACTTGATAGGTTAATGTTGATGAAGTAGGAGGGTTCTGTAATTCTTGGGCCTTCATAATCAATTGGATTTTTTCTTGGCCCTTTACATAAGCAAAACTACTTGGATCAGTTTCGTTTAAATTTGGTTGTTCCAAGTTCTGTAAATCATTTAACTTCTGAGCTTCCTCTTCGGTGATTAACCTTGAACCTGGGACTGCCTCTACCTTATTTTGATTTAACTGGTTGAAATTGGTGTTTAGCTTGGTTGCTTCATCTCCCCAATTTGTATCACCAGTTTTAATTCGTTGTATCTGTGCCATCTTCTTGTCTTCTGAGTAATACTTGAAATACTATAGGTTCATCTTTTGCCTGGGCTACTTGAGTATCACCTTTTGAGATGTATAATTCACCATTAATAATGAATCTATCTAATGCAGCATCAAATGTCCAATATCCCTTATTATTGGTGAGCCCTTTTTCTACAAGCTGTTTTTGTGAGACTAACATAGCACAGTTAATCTCATCCAATTCACCAGAAGGTGTACCTACATTTAAAGGCCATGTTCTGAAAGCATTGTAATTGATTAGAGCTTGGAGAGGGATTCTTTCATAATTATTTTCATCATCATCTTCACCAAATGGTAAAGGATATTGAATATGTTTTAACCAAATCACTTCTTGTAACCCTGCATCTTGGTCAATGAAGTTTTGTACGATATGCTTATATTTTTTCCATATCGAATCGTTAACTAAGAATGCCATAGATTTGGATTAAGCTTTCTCTACGTAGTTTCCTACTAAATCGGATAAATTATGAGATAAGGGTTGGCCACTGTTTCTTATACATTTATATAATACCTTGGATTGGATATAATATTTATCCTTGAATATTTCCATGGGAGGTGCATAAGGAATAGGATCATCCTTAGTTCCCGCATGTTCTTCATCAACCCGTTTCCAAAGAGAAGCTGTTTCCAAAGAAGGTTTCCAATTTTCTTGTGTTTTGTGACCTTGCAAAACTTCCCAAAGATCTTCACCATATTGGTATCTGTGTCCTTTAACTACATCTATGCCTATTTCCCATTCGAGATATCGATCTTTGACCTGTAAGGCTTCCGACGGGGAAAGGTCATATGTATTGATCTTTTCGGTAGCCTCCTTGTCCAGTTCGTCCAAAGCCAATAATCTGCTGAACTGCCTATTGATTACGGGTTGTTCTCCTTCTGGATAAGTCCATTCTTCACTATTCAGTAGTTCGACAAAAGACGGATCGCTAAAACTATAGCGAGGAAAATCTTCATCATCGAAGGGTGCAAGGTATTCCTCATGCAAGATTACCTTGCTCTGGTCTACACTCGTCCTCATTTCCGGCAGGACTTCTATTCCGTGGGACTTGCACCACACGATGTCTACAATTGCGTATTTCATATTCAATAAAATTTTTAATGTTACTTTGCTTTTAGGGTTTGGAGGTAGTTATAGGCTTTGATACAGTCGTCTTTGGAGAGGATTGTAGGATAAATAGCAAGATTCTTAAAAGCCATTTTGGTATAATTGTTCCCATTATACGCTATGTGTAATGGGAAATCGGCTTCTACTTTATCTGCTAGTTCTACTTTCTGTTCGGAATTAAAATCTGTATAAATCAGACCTTCTGATGTGACTGCCTTAAGAGTTTTAGTGTTTCGTATAGATGTTCCTTTACCATTTTTTACATATACGTTTACGCCACTTATATAATTGTACAGAACGAAGTAGGTGTAATTTTTATTAAATCCTGCAAAAACGTTTGAATCTTCCTGTAAAAACTCCCATTCACCAACAACCGTAAAATCATTGCCAAAGAGAAATGAGGAACTTCGAACCTTATCATCCACCCCATCAGTAACCAGATAGCCAGCATATTCACCTTCTTCATTGTACCCACTCCCTTCTGCAAACCCAAAATTCGACAGCACAAGATTATTACCATTACCCGTAATGTTGGCAATAGTAGCACGATCTTCGTCCTCGTTGGTTTTGCCGGTGACTGTCCATGCCTGGTCGGGGAAAAGCCAGGGATAGGTTTTGACGAAGTAGTCTTTGATCTTGGTCAGTTCTTCTTCGGTGGCATCGTGGTCGAGAAATACAAGTTCCCAAATGGCAGCATTGGAATAGAATTGGTCTCCACCACAACCTACAGTAAAAAAGTTACCTCCAACATTACTACCAAACCTTAATATTGAACCGTTATAAGAATTGGAAATTTGATATGAAAAGAGATGGTTGTTGTTTAATGTAATATTATTTCCAATCCCAAAGCTATCTGTTTGAACTTTTTTAGAGACATTATACTTAACCTCAAACTGGAAAGCACCAAGATTAGCACTTGTCCATATTGGATTATTCTTGAAATTTCCTAATAGAACCTCATTAATAGTTTTAGTTTCTGGTGTCAACCACTTTCTCAACGCCACAACCGTATATCCCTTTTCCTTAGTAGTCAAAATAGGAAAATTCTCACAAACACCATAATCGTCTACTCCGTCAAAGACGAGTGCACCAGGGTAGAGGGGAAGTTGTTCGATGGTGACAGTGTTACTTGAAGAAGAGGGAGGGAATATTAAATACAATCTGTTTTGTCCCCAGCTATCAGATACAGTAACATTTATAGAATAGATACCATCTTCAGTGATTGACATAATTCTACCTCCCAAAGTGCCAGCATTCACATTCAATATTCTACCTTCAATACCCGTTACTTTGATATAAAAATTATAAGTATGTCCAATTTGATAGCTGTTTCGATCATAAATAACTTTTTGACTATCACTTTCTAACAAAACTAATTTCATAGAAGAATCGCTAACAGTTTTATTAGATTCATCAACACCTACAAAATATTGATTAAAATTTTGATTATATCCACCTACTCCACTCATTCCACCCCAAGCGAAATTCTTCATTTGCAAGTCATGTCCGTTACCTGTCTTATCTACCCATACAGGATTGGCAGCCATCTGTTCATTAGTGAGACCAGAAGCGGAATATCTGGCAATCATGCCAGGAATGGATGGGAAATCATCATCATTATTACCCTTTTTACCTTTCATCATTTGATATGCCATGAAACTGGGATATCCAATAAATACACTCATAGCTTTAAATGTTTGAAGGATTTAATATACTGATGGGATTGGGACCTCCAATTGGCCCAGATTTTCTTCGATTAACAACCTTAGGAACTTTAACTGTTCTAGGTTGAGTACAGATTGGGAGATAAATACATAGCCTTCCTGCAAGCATACATAGATTAGCCTTTAATGTATCGATTACTCCTCCAGGTTGTAATGCTCCTGTAATTGTTTTAGCCAAAGATGAAGCTGAGTCTCCAGATAATCCTTCGTAGAATTGAACTTCTGTTGGGCCTGTTGTGATTGCCTTTACTCTTTGGTTTGCATTAGCTTCTCCACCTTCTCCTTCTCCAGGCTTTTGTGTTGAGCTATTTGTTTCGTTTTGGATTATATCCGTAGCTGATCTCATCATGTTAATGATTCCCACTGTAAGGAAATCATATGCGGATAACTCCATTATTAATTGGTTTTCTAGAGCTTCATAAGCAAGCTCATTATTATATTCTTCTAATGGGATTTCTTTTCCACAGGGTCGACAGACAAGTGGTTGGATATATAATTGCCATTTTTCGATATAGGCTTGTTTGTCGATATCTGAAAGGTAAGGAAGTAAACTTTCTGGGATATAGGAATTGATAAGGTTATATATTGAATCCGAGAGTTGTGTTTTGGACATATCACTGATTCCTAACCTTAATTGTTTTTCACCTACTTGGGGTTCTTCTTCTCCAACTGCAGGAGCTGTGATTTTAAGGGTCACTATGTAAAACCCAGAGCTTTCATATTCATGGGTAATATTTCTCTCTTCGGACCCTTTAAAATCGCCAAAGTCCCAGTGATATGTACTACCATCTGGGACTCCGGTTGAAAGGTCTCTAAAAGATACTGATAACCCGTTTTTTTGGAATGAAAAATTTGTTACCATATTTTTAGGACTTTTAGGGCATTCGCCCCATTATGAATTTATATTGAGTATGTTGAGAGGTTTACTCTTCATCAGTTTCCTCATCTGTGGATTCGATCTGTTCGATGATGGCTTCTACCAAACTGGATTTTGTATCTGCTTCTTCTACTTCCAATTCCGCAGCTTCAGCAATCTTCACCAACTGAGCTTTGTTGAAAGCATCAGCTAATTCCTTTGTGGATTTCCCAGACTGGTAGAGAGTATAGAATTTCTTTGAAAGGCTTTCTACGGTGTTGTTTTCGGATTCCGCCTTTACACCGTTAGCTTCTTCATACTCTTCTTTGGTTGCATAAATCAAATGACCACCTTGAAGAGCTCTTCTTGTTCTTTTACCCTGATTAATGTAGGCATCATTTACAGCAACTACATCTTTACCGGAAATTTTAAGGCCCGTCCCCATATCATAGAATGAGGTTGCGTTTTCGCCTAATTTCAAATACTTCATATCTTAAATTATTTTATATGTTGTTATGTGATAAATCCCAGCCCATGAAAATGTATGAGCTGGGATGAGATAGAAAAAGACCGAAGAAAAAGGAAATTACTCCAGATTTACTGACATCAGAGGATCCAGGTTCATATAATCTGGGAACCCATTGGAAGAGAATGCCTTGCTGGAATCCAGCATAACGATTGCATCTCTGTACATTTTTGAGAAGCCAGTAGTAAGAGAAGCATACATAGCTTCAGTCTGATTAGAAACGATTCTTTCGGATTCCAACATCAGAGGCTGAGCAGTAAGCTTAATCATACCCGCAGCTTTATCGATAAGCATCAACTGATTTGCAGGAATACCCCCATGAATCCAGAAGTCTGCACGGTTAGGTACCGGAGTATGGAGATTCAGAGTAGCTTCTGTAGTACCATTAGATCTTACCTTGAATTCGGGCAAATCAAGGATATCCAATGCTTCGTCTTCTCCACCAATCATTGATGTGAAGTTACGGCCCATACGAGAACCACGAATCCAAATACGAAGCAAATCACGATATTGGATACCTTCTGAAGTTGTACCTACGCCGATAACTGGAGCGGATTCTGAGCCATCGATTTTGTCACCATTGATACCCGTGTCAATTGCAAGGTTATCCATTGCATAGCCCAACTGAATACCGAAGTCACGAAGGAAGATTCCCATCACATCCAGAGAAACGTAGTTTTTAACTTCATCAGTAATTTTGATACCCTTACCGATTTTGAAGATAGAAACTTGTTTCTGTCCGTAAGAGATGGTTCCCAACGGAATTGTTTCAGCTTCGTTTACTCTTGCAGGAGCAGCATCAGACATGTTGATGTACGGCATAGTTACCTGCAAACCATTTACCGGTTGATCACCAGCGATGATGTTCGGATAAAATGGAGCCTGACGAAGACCCAATGTGATAGCAGCACGGATAATTTCGGGAACTACCCAACGAACTGACTGATCTGGCATTGTGAAAAGGTTCTGCAATGTATCTTTTCTTGTATCGATACCCAAAGTAAAGAGATACTGATCCATTGAAATCCCGTATCGTTCGTTTACTACTTCTGCCATGGAGATATCGGCAGATAATTCGGTATTCGTACCTTTTCTGATTGCATCAAGATTTTTTCCCATTTCGGGCAATTCCTTGAGCAAGTTTTCTTTCATTAATTTTTTTTCAGACATATCTTTCTGTTCTTTTTGTTATTTGCATAATACCTGAATCAACTCATCTTTTGCTGAAGTTTTCGTCAGGGAGATAAAATTCACTGGACGAGTTGCTGCTTCAGCACCCGCTTGTGTGAAAGTTTTGAATTTAGTGAAATGGTTAGTAGCATCCATGCCAGTACCAATTTCTACTGGACCCGCATTTAAAGCGGCTTCTGAGATTGCATTGATAATCATGAAACCCTGAACAGCAACTGTTACTTCCACTGGACCCGCATTTGCTGATTCTTTGTAAGCAGGGTTAATGTTATCAGTAACTGCGATTCCCAAGTAGTTAGCTTCATTAGCGTTTGTCAGCAATTCGATTTTACCATCAGCGGTAATTGCTACAGGATTACCCGCATAAATTTTTACGGAATCTTTCACAGGGAATGCCTGGTGTAATTTGTGGGATTCACTTTTGTAAATCACCACCCGAGGAGTAGTTCCTCCGAATTTAGTGAAGTCTGCCATATTGATTGACTTTTAGAGATTATTTAAAAATAATTGACCCTTTGTTTTTGTTGCTTGCTATGTTGCGAGCAATATCCTGGAGAGATTTGGGTTTGTCTGTAGAGGTAGTACCTTCTTCATCCTCAGCCTGAGAAGAAGCTCTAGTTACATCGTGAGAGCCACAGGCAGAACAAGTTAAAGGGAACTGTTTTTCCAGTTCTGCATCATAAGTTTTCTTTAATGCAGTTAACTGGGCAACATCGGAAGTTCCTGTGATCAAGGTTACTATTGCTTCATCCGCCTTTTCACCATAAATCTTTTTGTAGGTTTCTACTGTGCTTTCCTGCAAGCTCTTCAAATAATTGGCTCCCAGTTCTGCCATTACTCTGTTGACCTGAGCTGAGTTTTCCAATTCTGTTACCTTAGCAGTTAACTCAGTAACCTTGGATTCCAAATCAGTTTTAGAATTATTCAATTCCTCTACCTGAGTTTCTAAAGAATTTTTCAAAGCTACTAATGAAGTAACTGCCTCTTTAATGTTGTCAAGGTTAACTTCCTTGCCCTCGGCAAGTGTTAACATACCTGTACCTACTAAGAGGGCAAGCAATTCCTTTTCTTTCATATTGATAGAATTTTTGTTGTTTGAATGATCAGATGATTTATCGGATTTCATATTAAATACCGTAGTATTGTTAATACTCTCGGTATCTATGAGTTTTTTATAATCCATGAAATAATATTCGATATCATTACCTTGGTTTGCTGAGTAACTTTGTTTCGAAGCAAATTTCGGATCATTGATATTCCCATTTTCATCGATTTTCTGGGCAAATGGGTCAGCACCATGAGATACCAAAGAAGTTTCGTAATATGATACGATTTCCTTTACTACCCTACAAATAAGATTACCCTTTTCATCATATGTACCCAATTTACTCCAAAATTCATCCTCATCCAGGTTTGGATGTGATTTATCCCAAATGAATCTTACAGATACTGAATTGGAATGAATGCTGGGTGGGTCCATTAATATCCCTCTAGCAAGTCTGGGATTTGCCTTAGCATCGATTTTTAATACCCCGTTAATTCCTGCAGGGATTACGATGCCGTCTTGTTTAAAGGATTCTTGCCAAAAAGTTTGTTTTACACTACCGATTGCATTTGCTACATCAGTTGAATGATCACAGTTAACTGTTTGCCCTACCAACATTTTTAATGAAGCTTTTAATGCTCCATTACGACTGAAGTCTACTGGGTTCCATTCTTTGTTTACGATTACCTCGGAAAGCAATCGATAAACTGGTTCAATGAAATCAGTATCCTTAGGCATAAATTCCTCTTGGGTTACTCCTGGATAAAATGTGTTATAATTAATGGAATTACTCCAAAAACCATAACTCTCTATCCCTGACTTGTTTAAGCCAAAGTTTAATTCTGAATAGGCATCTGAAGGAATCGAGTTTGGCATATGCCCAAGCATTAGAGAATGGCCTTCTCCAATTACTATGGTATCCTGTTTCCCTTTTTTAAATTGTCCCATAATATTTACCTTTCTTTAGTGTCACCATCTTTTCGTTTAGGAACTGTTTTGGACTTATCCCTTTGTGATCTATCGGATTTATCCTTGTCAGCTCCCCTTTTCTGTTTTTTAGCCCCATCATCACCATCTTCTAATTGGTTTAATGGAACTCTGGGTTCCTTTTCATTGGGCTTTTCATAACCCATTTCGAAGGCATATTGATCTTGGCTAATAATACCAGCTGCATACAGAGAATTAAGATTACGAATCTTATACTCTTTACCTTGTTGAATTTTTACTTCATCATTAATCGTAGAAGTAAAGAATTTAACCTTACATCCCTTATTTGGGAGTCCCGCTAATCTCAATTCTAGTGAATAGATGAATTCAAGAGCATAAACTGCAAATTCCTGTAAATTCGCAAGCTGAGAGATCATTTTGGAGAACATGATACTTGTTCCACCTTCTGTTTTGTTATCATTGGATACTCCGATAATAGAGCCCGAGATACCCAAACCATTAGCCACTGATTGCTGATTCATGTTCCAAGGTTTATCCAAATTACTCATATCCTTGGTAGTGGAATTTAACTTGAATTCATGATCATCGATAAAGCCAGCTACAGTACCATCTTTTAATCCTTCCCTTGTGTTAACCTTTAACTCTTGGAGCATTCGATTTAATCTGGCTTCGTAGGCTTTAGGATTTTCATTTGGTAATATATCTGGCTTTGCCATTTTAGCTTCTAAGAATCCCATCATACCAACCAATTCCATGATATGCTTGGTATTAATTTTCATATCCGATTGGGTCTTTAATGAATCCAATGCGGCCATGAAAGTTGGAATCCCATAAGGTTCATCAGTATCATTGAACATTGAAAGGTAGATGTA